ATCTAAATATATATCTGAATTTATTAAAATACAAATGTTGTTATCTAAATTATCATTATAATAATAAAATACATCTTTAAAATTTATTATTTTACCGGTTATGTTTTTTTTTACTGTAATGTTATACTTATTATTTATAAAATTCATATTAAAATCTTCTTCCAGAAATAAATGAATTTCGTCAATGTATTTGTTCTCAAAATTTTTGTTTAAACAATAATCTATTTCTTCTTGTCTTTTATTTTTATATGTTTCATCATCACTGATAACTTTATAGTATTGATAGACTAGTATTATTTTTTGTTTGTTTAAATAATTCATATATATATTGGTTATATTTTTTTTTCTGAAAAATAATATAAAATAGGTTTATGCATATTAAGTTCACAAAAATAATCGTTATATAATCTGAAGCAATTTTTTGACATTTGTTTTTTTGTTTTATTGTCTATAGTTAACAAATAGTCATATAAAGTATCAATATTTTCTTCTTTCCATAATACAAAATAATTTCTATAGTCTATATCTTTATTTATTATAGGTAAAATTAAGTCATTTGATAATATAACGGGAATGCTTCCAAAACTTATTGATTCCCATAACCTAATACTGTTTGGGCCTGTTCCAGAAGGGCATAGTGAAAAAACGCTATCATTTATTGTTTTAATATAAATTTCATCATTTTCTTGTAGTTTGTTATTTTCTTTTATTTTATCATTATTATTTCCATACACGTGTTTTTCATAAAACCATTTATCATTGCATTTTAAAAAACAATTCGGTTTGTTTTTTAAACATTCAAACATCTTATTTCTTATATCCGAAATATTATTTTTATGAATTATTTGTCCCATAAATGAGACTAAATATATTTTTTTTTTAGGTTGTTGGCAATAATTATATTTATTGTTTTGTTTGGGAAATAATGAAATAGGAATAATGGATATGTTATATTTGTTTTCTAATTCATAATCACTATTTATTTTATGCGGAGTAAATATATATTGAATATTTAACTTTTTAAATTTTTCAATATAATTACGAAACTCAATATGCTGAACTACAGTAAAATATGTTTTACTATTGTCAATTAAAAGTTTATCATTAATTAAATCATCAATTATTTTTTCTGTTTCGTTGTATTGTTTCGTCCATTTGTTATCAATATATGAAGCCCAAGGAAATGCTATATAATTATATGGTAATAGTTTATTAATATATATATTGTCAAATATTTGTTTTTCGGTAATTACTGGTTTTTGCCATAATTCAGAATCATTTAAGTGTAATATTTCATAACTATTTATAAATTCTTTGTAAATTACTGGCATTTTTTTATATAATATCTGTTTATTTTTATTTTTACATAATTTTTAACTTATTATAATTATTTTCTAATATTATTGTAGTTATTTTTAAACCATTGTGTTGTCTCTTTGATTCCATCTTCAAAATTTACAAAAGTATATTCTTTGTTATAACTCCTAAATTTTTGGTTTGAAACAGTTTTTTTAAATTGTCCGTCTGGTTTTGCTGTATCAAATTCCATAAATTCTTCGTAATTAAATTCTTTTGCTATATTTTTAGCGACAAATTCTATAGTAACTTCATCTTTTTCATCAGGAGATAATATAATTGTATCTTTTTTATTATATTTCTCAATAACCCACATAATCATTTCAGCTAGGTCTTCAGAGTAAATGAATTGTCTTAAAGGTTTTCCTGTTCCTGAAACTATAAATTTTTCATTATTTTGCTTAGCTAAAAAGCATTTATGAATTAAAGCTGGTATTACGTGTGCGTCATTTAAACTGAAATTATCATTAGGTCCATAAATATTTGTAGGTACTACACATATAAAATTCGTACCATATTGTGAATTGTAAGATTCACATTGTGTTTGTAATATTCTTTTAGAATACGCATATGGTGCGTTTGACGGATGAGGTGGTCCCATATGTAAGTTTTCTTCAATTATAGGATAACTGATAATATCCGGAAAAATACAAGTCGACAAGCACGCTATTAGTTTTTCAACTTTTATAATATGAGAAGCTTTAAGAACATTTGTGTTTATTAAAAGATTTTTTTCTAACATTTCTACAGGGTAACTTATGTTTTTAAATAATCCACCTACATTAGCAGCAAGATGTATTACATAATTTGGTTTTGTTGATAAAAAAAATGCTATTGTATCTTCATAGTTAAGTAAATTACACGTTTTTGTGTCTAAAAACAAAAAATTATATTTTTCATTATAATTTTCAGAAATAGCTTTAATTGCTGTTCCGACTAATCCTGAACCACCTGTTACTAAAATAGTTTTCATTATGTATTTATATTTATATTTATATACTTTTATTTAGATTATAATATCTATTGTTAATATTTTATAAATTTTATTATAAACAAAATGCGGAACTGAACGGGTTTTTATTTTGTTTTTGTTTGTATACATCTATATTTTTATGAGTATATATATTTTGTTATTTGTTTACGTTCTTTCTTCCAAGTTTAAGTTATTGATTGGTGAATAAAAATATTATATAAAGATAATATTATATAAAGATAATATAATATTATGTCATATAAAAAAGGTAAAGAATATTCTTTAGTAGATTTAGAAAACATTAAATCTTCAGATAAATCCTATTTGCCATTTTACAAATTTGAAAAAAGTTTTATAGAAAAAAAAACAATACAGATTTTGACTACTAATATTCCAGAAGAAATACCTATGGAAATGTATAAAAATGTTGATGCTGTTGGGTTTTTTGATTCTTTACACGATTTTAAAAAGGATTTTTTAGATAGTTCAACATATATTAGAACTAATAATCAATATAGTTATAAAAAATTTGGGTTTTCGTTTTTATTATTAGGCGGGTATAGTGGATTAAATGATGTATATCCAACAAATTTACCAATTCAAACAAATTATTCTTACTTAAATTTTTCTTCTAGACCACTCGATAAAGATAATCTAGAAAATTATTTTTCAATAGGTAATATTTATGATGTAATAAAAAATCCTTCAAAAGGTCATGTATATATATTGCCAAATGTACAAGAAGTAATTGATAATAATAATGTAACTGGAATCTATGATAAGATTGGTGAATTTTTTGATAGTTATAAAGACGCAGAATTTGGCGGTAAAATAAAACTTGTTGTAGATCATTATACTAAATTTTTTGATATAGTTAGAGAAAGCAGAAAAATCAAAACACAAGTAGATAAATTTTGTATTTTGTATACAGCGGAAACTATTAATGATCCAGCTCCAAAATCAAAAGCATTAGTTATAAATGAAAATGTTGGGTATCAAAATTGGTACATTGAAGAATTGGGATCTACTGGACGGACTTATGAGAATAATGATGTAAACGGTGGTGTAAAAGTTACATTTAAAGACCTAAAAATATCAAATGACGATTTAGACAAAGCAATATATTCAGTTACAGCATTCTATAATGGAGTGGAAGAAAATATAACCATGAATGGAAAAAATAATACTATTGATAAAGTTAAGAAATTAATTATAAATACTATTGAGAGAACTGTTAATGCTGCGAAAGTAACGTATAACGAGACAACACACAAACTAATAGGATCTGACATAAATAACTTTTATAGTAACTTTAATAATCTTGGGACGTCATTGACTGACAAAGATAAGAAAGAAGAAATACAAAAATATAAGGACGAATACATTAGGTTATACGCAAAAAAACGTTTAGGCGATACTTTACAAGCTCGTATATGTTTACCTGATAAATTGGGTACACTAAATTTTAGACGTGTAACTAAAAAGGTTGAAGGCAAGTACGAACTAAGTACAGATAATATTGATAGAAGTAAGACCAAAGAAATAGGAGCCGTTCTGCTGACACACGACAGAATGCTTTTTTCTTATGCGATTATAAATAATGTACCAGCAATACTAGATATGGCGAATAATATGATATTGTTTGTGCCAATACAACAAACAATAATAACAGGAACAAAAGGTGGATATAAAAGTTTGAAACCAAAAATATATTCTTATGATTTCAATAAAAATACTTCAACTAAACAAATTTCAACAAAAAACTCAAACACGACAATAAAAATAGGTGGTTTTGGTTCATTTGAAAACGCAAATGATTATGCTGACTCTGTTATGGATAATATTGAAGACCTAATTAGGTATTTATATTTTTTTAATAATAAGTCGTCATCAATTACAAAAGACGACAATTTTATAAATTTTTTAAAACAAATAAATGAAGGTCTTCAAAATGGTAGTCTTGGTTATAAATATATTGCTTTGTTTTACAATCGTTGCTTAATTGTTAGTCCAATCGGGGATATAGAAAAAAATTATAATGATTATATTACAGATAACACAAACGGTAAAGGTGGTTATGATCTTAGAAATGGTGATAAGTATAATGAAACTATTTTGCTTTTAATTGCTGGTAATGAAAACTTTGTAAAAGTCGAAAAAATTAATACAAATATAAAAAAAATCGATTTTTTAAAAGAAAAATACACTACAGAAAAATACACTACAGAACAATATATACGTATAAATGGTAATTTTACAAATAAAGCAACAGGTAAAAAAAATTTAACGGAGAATTTAGATAGATACTATAATGAAATAGTAGAATTTTATAGTTTAGAAATTGAAAATAATACAACTAAATTACTAGTAAATGAATTATCAGAAAACGAATTACAAGATGCGTATGAAGCTATATCAGTTGATATTGGTGATAACTATTTATCTAATAGTATAAAGAGTACAGGACCAAGTGGTGGCACGTCTAGTAAAAATAATGTGAATTTATTTGCTGTTATATTTTTATCTTCTTTAAATTATTTTGGTAATAATATTGGTAATAATATTGTTAGAACTACAGTATATAATAATATATTAAATGCTAATTTTAACTCATTAAATAACGCCAAAAACTTATTTCAAAATAACATAACAACTATGTATATTTTATTCAATTTATTACGAAAATACGAATTAAGTTTTACGAATTACCAAGAAGGGATTGAGGCATTTTATAGTAAAATAAACGAATCTTGTGTATTGGATGGCTTACTAGGTGTAACAAATTTAATTCCAAATAATATTGAGTTTTATGTATTTTTAAAACTTATTTTAAATGACTATAGCGAGTACAATGTTAACAATATTAATTATGCTTTATTCGAATATTATTTATATATATTTAAAAATCAATATAATATTTATTATCGTTTCCAAGATATAAAATCGTATATAGTTGATGATGATTATAGAATTAATGTAACTCCAGAAATTATTGAAATTATAAAAAGAGATAATTTACAGTCATTAAATTATTTTTATACTGTTATTAAAAAAGCCGCTAAATTTTCGCAAACAATTATAGAACAAAATTATGCTGCTACTCAAAATGAAAATTATGATATAATATACAAAAATGTCGATGACTATAATTTAAAACTTTGTGGTTTTATAAAAATGAAAACAGATTTTATAACTAAATCCGTAAACATTATATCAAGTATGGCAAGTAAAGGATTATTAATGAAGTATCTAGACGCAAGTAAATATTTTTTAAAGCAGTTTGGACCTATGATATTAAAAACAGATATAAGTCAACCTCTAGCTGTAAATGTTGGCGGGGTTTCATCTCTAAGAAAAATAAAAAAATATAAAAATAAAAAAAGAGTAACACAAAAAAATAAAAAAAATATAAAAAAAAGAGTAACACAAAAAAATAAAAAAAATATAAAAAAATATAAAAAGACGCATAAAAAATATAAAAATAAAAATAAAAAATAAAAAAATATATTTAAATTTTCATATTTTAATTTAGATTTATTCATTTGTATTTTTACAGGTTAGTTGGAAGTATATTTTTATTTAACAAAATGTTGTATCAAATAGAGTTTTTGGGTTTTCATTATTTTTTATCGTCTTTGCGTTTATATTATAATTCTCTTTATTTAACAAATAAATTTTTTTTTTTAAAAAATCATTTTCCATTTCTAGACATTTTATTTTTTGCTGTGCTAATTCTTTTTCTTTTTTTATTTTTATAAGCGTAATTTCTATGTTATTAAATAATTCGTTATAACATATAAATATCATTATACCGATTAATGCTGAAGACATAATATGAGCTAATTCAAGAATAGAATATTCGAACATTTTAAAATATTGGTTTTCGTTTATAGTTTGATTTCATATTATTTCGATATTTTTATTTCAATTTTTTTATATATTTACACGTTTTTATATTTACTACGAAATAAAATGTCAATACACTTACACCTTTTTCATTTACTACGAAGTGAAATGCCGAATTTTTCTAAAAATAGGTCCAACGACATTGGACACCAACCAAAATAAGTTCCTTCACCATATGTGCTACTACATTCAGTATAATATTGAAAACTTATTTCATTTTTGTTATTCAACTCTGTATAGAATAAATATGCTTCTTTCATTCGTTCATTACTCATTATTTCATCATATTTTTTTTCAAATAATATATTAGAAAAATCATCATCATTAAAATTATATATTTTTATTCCAAATATATTACCATTAACATAAATTCCCATTTTTATAATAATATATTATATATATTTATTATTATAATATAACTCAATAATGAGTATTTGAAATAAAAAAAGTGTAAAAAAAAAATGAAACAAAATGTTATTAAAAAGTGTATATAAACTATAACAAACATATATCAAAATGGCAACCGTTGTTGAAATATATTTGAATTCTTTATCTAGCGATATAGATACACTTGATATTAGACGTATGGGTATTCAATCTTTGCCAGATTTAACGAGATTCAAAAATTTAAAAACATTATTTTGTGATAATAATAAATTAACTTTGTTGAATAATTTACCACAAAATCTAGAAAATTTATTTTGTGTTGACAATCAATTGACTTGTTTGCCAACTTTACCGAAAAATCTAGAAGAATTATATTGTTCTGATAATCAATTAACTTTATTGCCTACTTTACCACAAAATTTAAAAATATTATGTTGTTATAATAATCAATTAACTTTGTTGCCTACTTTACCACAAAGTCTAGAAGAATTATATTGTGTTTATAATCAACTACGTGTGTTACCAAATTTACCGCAAAATCTAGAAGAATTAGATTATTATTATAATCCCATTGACGAAATAGTAAATAATAATAGTTTAATTAAAATAAAACAAAACATACAAATATTAAATAATTTTCGTCATTTATA